TTGGCGATGTGGGGATTAAAGTCTCTTGAAGTGATGCTGTCAATAATTTCGTCTGGATCTGTCAAGTCTGTGACATGGCAAGTTGTCCAAATTGTATCTTTGTGGGTAGCAAGCAAACGCCTTGTTCCTGCCTCTGTAATGCCCGTGTAGCCTGTTTTGTAGCGTTGAGCAGGGATGCCATGATACCAGACAGTCACATCGCCTTTCATAACGAAGAACGGATGTGTAGTCAGATGGAGCAAACTTGTGAGAATCGTATCCTTCGGCATATAGATTTCCCGAATATACATACCCGGCGTGAACCTATGAATCAAAGGACATTCCCGTGGAGGTAACTTCAGAATCTCAAGATCAATCAAGTTGAGTTCGTAGTTTGGATCACCATATCCAACTACATTCCTTGCATCAATCTTGTCTGGAATTGTCAGTGTCATCTGTATAGGAAGTAATCATTCGGTGATGGTGACAATAGATCAGACCCGATTAGGTTCTCTGCCCGACTATAGTTGGCTATCCTAAGTGGAGCGCAAGTAGGAATTTCTAAGCCTTCCATTTCTTTCTCTTGCTCTTGCACGGCCAATGACAGGTTACTCAAGAACTCTTGCGCCTTACGATTCTCACGCGAGTTTAATGCAAGAATCGCATAGATCATTGCATCTGGAATGAACTCTACCAGTTCCTTTGGATCGGTTAGGTCGAAGTATTTCTTCGATGCGTAGAGTGTAATGCACTCGCAAGTCCTCGGTGCTTTGAACCTACGGAATGTAGGATGAGCATCGTTAGGTTGGTAGATGGCAATCAGAGTCTTTGCTTCCAATTCTGTATCGTAAGCATATACCCGAATCCTGCCTTTGGTTACTGGCTTGGTTACTGACCGAATACCTTTCACAAGGAGATCGGATTTTGCCAGCGTTGGTGGATTGGCGGTAGTGACCTTGACTTTATGATAGGTGTCGTATTGGTCTTGTGCTTCAAACATCAACTCTATGCCGATGTCTTCAGCTTCTTCTGCCATCACGCCGATTTGGTATGGATGGGTAGTGTAGTCTCGGAATAGGACATGGAGTCCTCCTACTTCAATGATTCCTCTATGGCATGAGTGGTCGGCATGAAGAGCAAACGCATTTGTAGCATTGAACCATTCATCTGCAAGAGATGCAGAATGATCTCCAATCCATGCGAGTTTGATTTGCTCGTATCTTGCTGGAAGCGTGAAGCAATCGTTCACGCAGCAAATTTGGACATACTCTTCTTGAGTAGTCCATGCTCGCTTATTCCATAGTAGCCGCCTTGCTTGGTTTACAGCTTTGACTCCACGCTCGTATGAACAAGTGCCAGAGTCACCGACGAAACCCTTCACAAGCTCTACCATCTCTTCGAGGGTATCAGCCATAGGGATTATCGTTACCGATAATTATTTTCCGCCAACGGGCTTGCCAGATTTTGGAAGTGGTGCGCTGGAGTATGGATTCTTGCCAGTGTTAGGCGGGTTCATGTTGCCCATACCTTCACGGATCATGCCGCGAGTTGGTGAGCCGCCGCTGACGAGTTTAGGGTCTGTTCCTTTTAGTGGTGTCATATTTTTATTATGGTTGGTTGTTTTGTTTATACAGAATAGATTGCAACCCAATCTATCTGCGTGATCTGCGAAATGTTGTTTTCAACTCGGATAGAGAATCCAGTTGTTGTTTTGCTTCCATCAACGATAGCAAACAAAGGTGTAGCTGCTGCTCCAATCGTAGCATTGCAGTATGGAGTAACGCCAGCATAGAATACATTTGTTGCAAATGCTGCAAATGAAACTGTTTGGATAGAGTCGCCAGCAGGAACTGAAGTAATTGTTCCCTTCCTTACAAGGAAGTTATCTTCAATAGCGTCAATTTGGTTTTGAAGATCAGTAAGAGTTGCGTTGATTGTAGCAATTTCTTCTGGGGTAACATCGCCAAGACCCGGAACATTGATGGTTCCATTTGAAAGAACTTGGTCAATAAATACCTGCAAAATATCAGCCCAGTTTCCAGTTGGACAAAAGTCGTCTGGAACATTTGGAAATATGATTGAAGGAGAGCTGTCCTGATTGTCCATAGCAATTATTTCACAATACTATATTCCCAGTATTTTTCTTGGCAACACAAAAATGGTTCACATTCTTGATTTTCTTCTGGGCAGTCACCGATTGGGGAATCATCGTTATTCTTGATGTTTGCCATTAACCTTACTCGGTCAATCGTAGCCGCGCCAGTTAGGTTGACTTTGATTTGAAATTCGCTTCCTTCTACTGATGGGATGCCTGCCAAGTCATTACACTCGCTTGGGTCGGGCGTGTTAAACTTGTAGCGTTTGTAGCGATTACCACCTTTTTGTGGGACGCATTCAGTTACTTGTGGAGAGCATGGATCACACCCATAGGTTGTAGGAACTTTGAGTTCTGACCAACATGGATTAGAGTCGGATCGAAAATCAACAGAGCTATCTACTATCCCATTGATTTCACTCATCCACATTTCTCCACCCGTAATCTTTTTGCGGAGGAACTTATTCGTCGCACCACTTCGGTTGAAGTCATACCTGCCAGTGGTGAAGAAGGATTCAATTTGCCTACTTCCATTTGGGCCGTAATCGTCGCCTTGAGAGGTAGTGAATTCGTATAGTCGGTTCTTGTTATCTTTATCAAACGAGAATCCAAATCCTCGCTTCTGACCATCAATCAATGCCGTGAGTAGCTGAGTTGGTCTAAAGCCCGTCCAGATGCCATTCCAGCGAAAAGAAAGCTGTGCGTCTGGTGATGGTGAAGATGATTGGTCAAGGTCAAGAACTACCATTCCACGATGATAACGATTCAATCCTTCTACACCTTCTGATCGAAGTGTCTGTGGTGCTACTGTGCTTATGAGGTAGTTGTTGAAGAACATCGTAGAAGCGAACTGCTTCAGCCAAGGCGTATCGTTCTGCACCCATTTGTTTACTTCTCTCGAAAGTTTACGAAGCGAGAAGTATCGCGCAAATTCAGATTGGCTATTGGAGTAGAATGCCCAACCATCATGTGATCTAAACCAAAGTTCAGAGTTTGCCAGTCCAACATACGGACTTGTGCATCCTCGTCCAAGCAATGAAATGCGTTGGATGTTTGATGTATTCCATTGGCTTCTTGGAATAGAGACATCCATGCTGAACGCTCCGTTACCAGTAAGAATAACAAGTTCACCTTGGCCGCGAAGGTTGGTTCCAATCTGTGGCATTACCTTCATTGCAGTAATATTTCCAATCATTGCTGGAGTAGAAAACGCGCCACCTTCTGCCCAGTATCCTATCTCTGTGAAGTTCTCGGTATTCTTGGTATCTGTAAATCCGTTTCCGTAAATGATGTCAGATGCGTAGATTTGGTTGAACCTATCCGATACGAAAACTCGACCAAAGGCATATTCCATCACAGTTCCAATCGGCATCTTTTGGTTGTATGGATTCAAACGATAAGCTGGTATCGTTAAGTCGCCATCCCATGCGATTGCGTTTTGGTATCCGTTTTGGATATACACCCTATCTTCAGCTTGCACGAACCATGTGTGCATCATGCCCGGATCGTTGCCATCAATGATCTTGTAGGCAGTAGCAAGATTGTTGCTGATCTTTAGAAAGTAGATAACTCCAGATACTGAAATCAGTATTCCATCAGCAGAGTTGTATTTTACAGACCTGTATGGATACGCCCCTTGAAAGTTTCCATTCTGAATATCGTTAACGATAGTCGCCGATTGCTCTGCCCCTGCAACTATTTGAATATTCCGAATACTTGGTCTGGTTCGGTTAACTCCTCCTCGGAATGTTCTGTTTACCGATTCTGATACTATAGACTCTGGTAAATACGATGGATGAGTATCAGCGTCTTGAGCGATAATACTTGTGAATCCATCAAAAACTGATCCTTCTGTTGGCATTATGCGTTGATGCTCTTGATTACGATAAAACGCAATGTCAGTGATTCAGACAAACTTCCTGCGGTGATATTTCGGATAACGATATTGGCATTGCCTGCCACTGGAGCCACCGCAAAGTTGTATGAACCAAGTGTTCCTCCAGATATATGACTAACCAATACAATATCTGTAGCCTCGATAACCGAATTGCTCAAGTTGAAAGTAACGGAGGTATCAGCAGCAAGAGCGGAACTATCGGTAACGATAATTCCAGTAGGACGATTCAGAGTAACAGAGTTCGTCTTTGCTCCTGCACCTTGTGTAATCGCTCCACCAGCACCAGTATTGTATCCAATCTTGGATGAGTTGCCGTTAGCAAGAATAGTGCTGCTTGAAGTAATCGCGGCAGTTGATGTTGTTCCAGATACACTCAATGATGCTGTTGTAACTGCTCCGCTTGATGTAAGTGATCCAACGCTAACTGCTCCAGTAGTAGTCAATGATTGGCTACCAAGATCAACTGGTGCAGATTGGAGAAGACTATTCAGAGTAGTGAACTCTACACTTCCAGTAGAAGTTTTGCGAAGGACAGTATTATTCGCTCCATTAGTCCATGATACAGTTCCGTTTGTGTTAGACACAAGAACTTGACCAGATGGTGGAGTCTGAAGAGTCTTATCGCAAGCGGAAGAATCTTCTACAACCAACCTTTTAGCGATTGCTGTGATCTCGCGGGGTTCGCAAAACAATGGATATTCCAAGTCGCATGGAGGTGCTGGAGTGCAAGGAGTCATAATATTTAATTCAGAATATCGGGCCAAGTTGCTTTGATGCCAGCAAGATCATCTGGAAGCGGAATCAAAGTGACATCGCGGAGTGCTTGCTTTGTGGCAATGATTTCAGCTTTCTTCACTTCGTCATTAACCTCAACTGCCTTCATAAAGTCAATGTCGAGTTTGGCAAGTTTCGGAGCGCGAGCAGCGCGGAACTTATCAAGATGGATAGCCTTGGCCTTCTCGATGTTTACTTTAGCTCCAAGTTCAGCGTCAAATTCGTATGCGTTGAAGTAGTCGTTATCAATTTCAACTGATTCGACAATCTTGTATTCTACTCCTTCTGGAACATCTTTGATTGCGTCATTAACATCTCCAGTAGGGATGACTACTGCTACTTGTCCGTTTGGTTGTGGATAGGTGATAAACATAAAATTAGTTTCCAAAAATTTGAACTGTTATGATACTGGCATTATCAAGAACAAATCCACCTGCATATTGATATTGAAATTGGACACTGCTTGAAGTTGTTGATACAAGTGTTATTGCCGTGCAAGAGCCAGACGATGCGCTTCCGCTTGATGATACGGCAGAATAATTTGCATCAGTTAATGCGTTTTGAAAATTTATTGTAAACAATCCCGTTGAATTCCTTGTAACGCTTGAAACATTGTAGCTGGATCGAATCGTTCCGGGTGATGTGGTTCCATTAAAATTCACCCACGCTTTAGCAATGCGAGTCTGCTCTGTAGTGCCAAGTTTTTCTGCGGTGACAGAACCATTGACAAGCTGTGCTGTGCCGATATTCGCACTCGTCAGCGAAGTCGTGTCGTTAAAAGTAATACCTGCGGAGTCGATTGTTGTTGGCATAATGATTAGTTTCCGAAGATTTGGATACTTGCTTCATCAACATCTGATAAAAATCTGTTTGTTGACCAAGAAGAAGTTTGAAATCGAAATTGTGATGTTGTTTTTGTAAGATATGGAGAACCCCAACATCCAAAATTAGAACTTAACAAACCTCCGCCCATAAATGATGCACTATAATTCGCATCACTCATTGCAGTTGTAAAAGTAATCGTATAATCACCAGTTCCATTGCGAAGAACACTTGTCACATTTCCACTTGAGCGAATAAAACGATTCGTATTTGCCGAGCTAACTGCACCAGAAGAGTCACGGGTTCCGTCAAAGTTCACCCATGCGCGGCAAGCGTAGGCAGGAGCAGAACCAGTCGTAGTGGAGAACTTGGTAGCGGTATCTGCGTTACCAGTAACATTACCAGTCAAATTGCCTGTAATGCCAAAGGTAGTCAGCGTAGCGGCAGTTGAGCCGTTGACTTTGAGATACCCTTGCGCGAGGGAGCTATCGTTTTCGAGTGTGAGTGATGTTGCCATTATTCGTAAGAGATGTTAATTGTTCCAGCGTCAAATGTGTCTGTTCCGTTTCCTGTGGTGATTTGGACTTGAGTTAATGTTGAAGCAAGAGAAACAGACCCTCCAGAAGTATAAGATCCAACCGAATCAGACCTGCCCATTGAGCCAGCAGAAACCCAAGAATTGCTACTAACATTAATAATTTGAACGCATCCGTGCCTTACTGCGGCCGCATTTGAAATGCCGTCAACCGGGAGTCCAGTTGTGAAGTTTGCGACTTCCGTCGATCCCAAATACCCTGACGCAACAAACCCAGAGGATGTTCCCAATCTAACAATAACTGAAGCACTACCATTAGTGCTTACACCTTGAAAAATTATCGTAATCCGCTTTGCCCAACTTGGGATACTCGTAAAATCAACAGCAGTTCCAGTTGCACTCTGTGCTGTAGCGAGAGTAAGTTGTCCATAGTCGCTTCCAGCTACAGCTTGCGCCACAACTCCAGATGTCGCTTTGAGGATACCTGTGATTGCTCCAACTGTTGCTCCCGGCGTTACTACACCAGTTGTTCCGTTTAATGTGATTGCCATAATTTTTCTCCTTTATACTACAGTCCAAACTGATCCACTTGGGATTGTTACTACTACTCCTGCGTTGACTGTGATTGGCCCAGCAGTCATTGCGTTTTTAGTTGATGGAATTGAATAACTTGCAGTCACTGCTTGGTCATTTAAGAAGAATACTTCATTCGTTCCCGATCCTCCAATAGCTCCAATGCCCGTAGCTCCTGTTACACCAGTTGCTCCTGTTGAGCCAGCACCCGGCCCTATCGGGCCTTGAGGGCCAGTCGGGCCAGTAGCACCAGTCGGCCCTCCTCCGGGGCCAGTTGCACCTGTCTTACCATTCAGTGAGACGATGACAATTTCATCCCCAGATGGGACTGGATTGTTCATTGTAATGGTATATGGGTATCCAAATGTGATTGTGTAGTCCAATGGGTCTTGGACAACTCCATCAATCGTTACAAGGAATGATGCGCTATTTGTTGAGGTAGCTCCATCAATATTGAATGTGGTTGCAACTCCATCACCGATATATCCCCAGCGAATTCCTCCACCAGTTTCTGAAGCAACGATTGCTATGCGAGCATAGTAAGCTGCACGATCTGCAATAGAATTAATTGCCGCCTCACTTGGGCCGCATGGATTGCATTTAGAACTTCTGGAATTTCCACAACTCATAGTTGATTATCGTTTACGATAGTGTTGATTGTTTTCATTGCAAGTATTATTTTCAAGAATTACACCACTGTCCATACTCCACCACTTGGAACTGTAACAACGGCTCCAGATGCAATTGTTATCGGGCCAAAACTACCAGCATTTATTCCAACTGGAATAGAATAAGAAGTATTTACTGTTTGTCCATTCTGCCAAAATATTGCATCTGTTCCTGCTCCAGTTGCTCCTCCACCACTTCCAGCAGGGCCAGTCGCTCCAGTCGCTCCTTGATTTCCAACTCCAGTAGCTCCTGTTGAACCTTGAGTTCCTGCACCAGTGGCTCCAGTAGAACCTTGTATGCCTTGAATACCCTGCACACCTTGAACTCCAGTAGCACCTGTTGACCCAATTCCAGTAGCCCCAGTAGAACCTTGCCCACCTGTTAATCCTGTTGCTCCCGTAGAACCAGTTGATCCTTGAACACCTTGGATGCCTTGAACGCCTGTAGCACCAGTAGTTCCTTGCGTTCCTTGTATGCCTTGAACACCTTGCACGCCAGTAGAACCTGTAGCTCCTTGAATACCTTGAACTCCTGTAGCCCCTGTTGAACCAGTACTTCCTTGAATTCCTTGTATGCCAGTAGAACCTGTAGACCCTTGCGTTCCTTGAATACCAGTAGCTCCTGTGCTTCCTTGAATTCCTTGAATACCCTGTACGCCAGTTGCGCCCGTGGAGCCTGTTGATCCTTGTCCACCAGTTACGCCAGTTGCGCCCGTTGCACCTTGGCCGCCAGAAACACCTGTCGCGCCTGTGCTACCTTGCAAACCAGTTGCGCCAGTAAGACCAGAGGTAACAATTGCAAAAATAAGTTGCTGGTTATTTGCAAATTGAGATGTTCCACCAGAAGTAACAAGTGATACTGGAATTGAAATATAACTATTAAGAACAACAGTTGGAGTAGCTGTAATTATCCAAGTCTGGAAATTGCTTGAGTTTCCTTGATCTTGAATGATGAAGGTGTCTCCAGTTTTGAAAAGAGGGAAGAAAACATCAATGTCGTTTCCGAGCGCATCAATATGGGAAAGTGTTACAATCGTAGAGGATGTCTGCGTTGCGTTATTCCAAAACAATGTTTGAACTGTTGGAACTCCAGATAATGTAACTGCATCAGCTTTGTAATTGTAGAAAGATGAAGATTGTCCAGCAGCACCAGTAGCCCCGACTAATCCCGTTGCCCCCGTAGCACCTAAACCAGTAGCACCTGTCGATCCTGTTGACCCATTCAATCCTGCAACGCCAGTTGCTCCTGTAGTTCCAGTTGCTCCTTGAGAACCAGTAATACCAGTAGCTCCAGTGCTTCCTTGTCCTCCAATCACGCCAGTTGCGCCAGTGGAGCCTTGATTACCTTGTATTCCTTGAATACCTTGTGAACCAGTAGCCCCCGTTGATCCTGTAGAACCTTGACCTCCTGTTAATCCTGTGGCTCCTGTCGGGCCAGTTGCGCCTTGACCTCCCGTAACGCCTGTAGCTCCAGTCGATCCATTCAATCCAGCAATACCTGTAGCTCCTGTGCCGCCTTGGTTGCCTTGCACGCCTGTAGCTCCCGTTGATCCTTGTCCACCAGAAGTTCCGGTAGCTCCAGTTGTTCCAACATTGCCTTGCGGGCCTTGAATACCTTGGACTCCTTGTGGGCCAGTTGCTCCGATTATACCTTGTAATCCAGTAGAACCTGTAGAACCTATTCCTGTTGATCCCTGCAATCCTGTAGCTCCAGTTGCGCCTTGCACTCCACTTGATCCAGTTGCGCCTGTAGCTCCAGAACCGCTTGCTCCCATTGGGCCAGTTAATCCTGTTGCTCCGCGAGGGCCAACCATTCCAGTCGCGCCATCTGGCCCGATTGGGCCTTGCTGTCCTGTGGCTCCAGTAGCCCCCGATGCGCCAACCCCAGTTGATCCTTGTAAACCTGTGGCTCCTTGCTGACCTTGAATGCCTGTGCTTCCTGTAGCTCCGCGAAGACCCGTAGCCCCCGTAGTTCCGTTAATGCCAGATAATCCTGTAGCCCCAGTCGCCCCTTCGCCTGTAGCTCCCGTAGCTCCAGTCGGCCCACCGCTTGGGCCAGTGGCTCCAGTAAGTCCAGTTGCCCCTGTAGCTCCGACTCCGGTTGCTCCTGTAGCTCCGCTCGCTCCAATGGATTGCTGTGCAAGACAAGCAGATTGAGCCGCGCTGATGGCACTTTCCTTTGCTGACCTTGCATAAGATGCAACTATGATAGTTTCATTACAGTTTCCCATATGGATTATCGTTTACGATAAAGTGATTTTTAATTCAAGATGTTTGTTCCACTAAAAGATAGGGGATCGACTTCTGGTTGTATCTATTCATTTCCGAATAGACGAGGTTGATGAATCCGTCCCATTGTGAAGGGTAGATCGTCTGGCATCCTTCGCTTGAAGTTGATTTGTAACTGCCCTTATGAATGTTGATAGCGATGCCCATATCGTCTCCAGTAATGTCTCGCGTGACTGGTAACTCCTCTTTTGCGTTAGCAGGTCGCAACGCTGGATAGCCACCTCCGGGTTTACTAATGCCATGATTCCCTTTACGATACCTATGAACGCCCGTCTTGAGAACCGCAATGCCTTTTTTAAATACTGAAGGATCAGTATTAGCGTTGAAAGTAGCATGAACAGAAGGGGATAATAAAATAATCGCATCATCGTATATTCCCCTGTCGTTCTTTCCTTTGACACCCATTGAATCTGCATAATACCCTCTAATCCCGACCAGCGCGACACGATCTTCGATCCCCGCTTTGATGACCATTGCGAGTGTTTTTTCTTTCGCTTGCTGCGGTCTGGAGTTTGGAACCATTACTTGTTAGCGTCTTTAGCAAGGATGAGACCAACGCCAGCGGTAACTGCCGCAAAAAGCAATCCGATATCTCCGAATGTGCCGCTTGTCAAAAACTCTTTACCTGCGTCAGCAACTGCTGCGAGGATTGTGAATACGCCGAGTAGTGTTGTTTTCCAGTTCATTTTTTTGTTCCTTTTGGTTCGGGTAGTTCATAAGTGAACATTCCGTAGTCTGTCTGTAGGGAAATTCCAAGTGTTGTGCAACCAGTCAAGAATGCCATTGCAAGAAAAGCGAATGAGATCAAAACCATTCCGAGAGCAATTTGTTTAGCGTTCATTGTTACGAATTTTTTTAAACATATAAACTATCGTTAGAATACCTGCAACAAGCGAAACAAGCAAACCACCGACACGCAAGGTAGTTTCAATGTGCGGCATCATAGAAACCATGAACCCAGTAAAGCTCGTTGTCGTTCCAAGAATACCTGTGAGTGTAGCGTTATCGTTCATTATTCTGGTTTTTGTGGTAGTGTCTGATAATCAATTTCAGATTCTAATTTTACAATCGTCCCTTCTGGCGGTTGCCATGTTTCAAGGTTGCCATTCCAGAGGATAACATTTTCAAGCCATCCCCCCTGTTCGTTTAAAATAACGTATCGTTCGATCATATTAGAAATAGGTTGTAATGATTGCTAAACCATCTGCTCCAGTTCCACCTGTTCCAGAAGTGCTTCCAGTTTCAGTTGCGCCTCCACCGCCTCCACCGCCAGCAGGAAATCCACCATTCCCACCATCACCACCAGAAACAGTAAGCCCTCCACCACCACCGCCACCACCAGAACCAACTGCAAAAAGACCTGTTGATGCCAATGTATTATTTGTTCCAGCACCTCCGGGAAGTGCAGTATTTGCTCCACCTGCGGAACCGCCAGTAAAATTCAATACATTTGATCTTCCACCAAGTCCTCCATTAAACGCAACACTTGGAATAGCATTTGATATTGACCCGCCTGCGCCACCACCTGCGCCACCAAATTGTGTTGAGACAGTTGCTTGCGTTGGCGAACCAGAACCAGCATTAGCTGTAATAGAAATAGTTCCACCAGCATTTGAATTTAATGTGGCATTGGCTTGAGTTGCTGTAGTTGCAGTTCCGCCACCACCTCCATTGCCGCCTTGACAAAGTAAAGAATTAAATGTGGTGTTTCCTCCTGATGATGCGGATATTCCATTGTTAGTTGTAGTTCTACCTGCTCCTCCCGCGCCTCCTGCGCCAATTGTTACAGATTCAGTAGCTCCTAAAACGCTTGCAGGAACTGTAATATTTAAATAACTACCACCACCGCCACCTGCTCCACCAGATTTTGATGTAGCTGCCGCGTTATCTTTTCGTCCACTTCCACCACCACCTCCTGCTCCAAAAAGTTGGATATTTACGGATTTGGCGTTTGCTGGTTTTGTCCAAGTAGATGATCCTGTAGTCGCAAAAATTTGAACATCAGCAGTTGCCATTCCTCCAGTTGCGCCAGTTGCTCCTGTAGCCCCGACACCCGTTGCTCCAGTGGCTCCCGTAGCACCAAGCTGCGTATACATTACTTGTTGAGCGGTAACAATTACACTTGGGATTGCTGGTCTTGTTGGACTTGTTGCCGTTCCTTCGTGGATCAATTGTAAATTAATATCAGAGGTTCTCCATACAAGTTCGATGTAGTCTCCTGCTGACAACTTCAGCATATAATTCCAAGCTGCAACTGTTTTTGCTGCTGCTGCACCACCAGCAACTGTTACTACAGTATTGCTTTCTGGAATATCTGTTCCGTTTTTTCTAAACCAAATATCAATGCTGTCTGATCCAGACCCAGAAACCCTGTCTGCTTGCGCTGAAAATTGAATATTATATACGCCAGCATTTGCGAAAGTAACTCGACTATTTGAAACAACGCTAACCCCAATTGAATCTGGGTCTGTATTGTTTAAAGTTATCGGATAGGCAGTAGTTGTATTAGCTGCACTTTGATCTTGATTTGACCAGAATGCCCCCCAAAATCCAGAGGCTCCACCAGCACCAGTCAAGCCTGTAGCACCTTGTTGGCCTGTGGCTCCAGTTGCCCCGCTTGCGCCGATACCTGTAGCACCTGTAGCACCATCAATACCAGAAATTCCAGTTGCCCCCGTTGAACCTTGACTTCCAGCAGTTCCAGTAGCTCCTGTCGCACCATCAATTCCTGCTACACCCGTTGCTCCAGTGGCTCCATCGTTACCAGCGGTTCCCGTGGCTCCAGTGCTTCCTGTAGCACCATCGTTGCCAGCGATTCCAGTTGCACCAGTAGAACCTGTTGCGCCATCAGTTCCAGCAACGCCAGTAGCACCTGTGGAGCCTTGGTTGCCTTGCACACCAGTTGCACCTGTGCTTCCTTGACCACCTGCAACGCCTGTTGCACCAGTCGATCCAACTCCTGTAGCACCTGTCGAACCAGTAACACTTAATCCCGTTGCACCAACTGGGCCAGTTGCACCAGTCGCTCCGCTTGCGCCGATACCCGTTGCTCCTGTGTCGCCAGTAGAACCTGTGGCTCCTGTCGGGCCACCACTTGGGCCAGTGGCTCCAGTTGCGCCAATTCCAGCGGTTGCTGAACTTCCGATAAAATCAAGTTTACCAGTAAAAGGATTAAATGTAAGTGCCATATATTATGGGTAAGCTATAGATACAGTTGTCAGATTTGCATCATTCGTGGTTGGAGGCTGAACAGCATATGAAAGAGTCAATGTTGCTACAGGAACTCCATCCTTTAGATATTGAACAGTTGCAATGTTGTTTGTTACTCCGTAATACGAAATATCAATTTGGTCATATGCAGGAATCTCAAATCCTGCAATTTCCTTCAAAGATTCGTATAGATTGAAATTTTGCTGATCTGGAGTTAGATTGATAAAGCAGGGTTGAGTGAGTGCCATAATATTTTATCGTTAACGATAATTATCCAAAGTTTCTTGCAAGCGCACTACCAAGCGCAATGTTCAAAAGCGTCAATTGCTGATCTTCGGTTTTTTGCACGAAGCAATTTTCGGTGATTGGCGATCCACCACTATATAAGGTAAGAGCATCATAAAATTGATACATCTTAGCTGAATCGCTCATAGCATCGTAGCATCCGTAAGATACAATTGGAATAGTAATTGATCTATTTTCCCCCTCTTGCTGTATCGTTTGAAGAAGTGGATAGGATTTATTGCGGTAGTCGAGATCGGTGAAGCAAGCCATAATTAAAAAAAGGGTTAGGGTGAGGAAGTATTTACTTCCCCACCCAAGGTTGAGGTTTAGTAGTAGATGCCAACAACGTAGGCATTCACATAGAGTGCGCCAACACGTCCAGCGGTATCAGCACCCGAAGCGACATTAGCACCAGCGTTTGCGTAGGTGAAGGTGGTCGAGTTAACGACAGTAACTTCAGCCTGCACATCGTCGAACGAACTATCGGTCATGCTGGCAATCGTGATCGTGTCACCCGTGGTAAAACCATGAGCAGCGGCGGTAACGATTGTAGCAACGCCCGAAGTGCGGGAACGGGTTGCGGTGGCTTGACCAGCACCAACAGTGGATTTGACCAAGCGAAGTTTACCAGAACCAGTGATGACGAATGGATTAGCCACAAGCGTCATTGGGTTATAGCGTCCTTGGTTGTCCAAAGCGTCAGTGATGGTGAGCGAAGAGGTCATGTTATCGCCAGCAGTTCCGTTGTCAACGATCACAATTGGATCGGTGGCAGTAGTTCCGCGAGCGTAAGCAGTCTCCAGCACGATGCTTGTTGGAAAGAACTTGGTGTCCTCGTCGTTAAGAACGAGAAGGTCAGCGTCTCCAGCAGCGAGAAGGTTAACAGGGATCGGGCCAAACAGGTTGACACGATCATAAG